AATTTTTGTAAGGCGATATTGGATTCATTGAACGGGTGGGCTTGGGTCGATGACAAGCAGATCTGTAGGATTGAAGCAGAAAAATTTTACGCAAGAGAACCCCGAATAGAGATCGAGTGGAGAGAACACCATGTCGAGCCTGACTGTGACGGAATTCCTAAGACACGAAGAGTGTCCAAAGTGCGGCAGCCGAAATAACCTTGCTAGATACAGCGACGGACACGGCTTCTGCTTTGGCTGTCAATACAGAGAACCCTCGTCCCTAAGCGGGACGCTTGTTACACCACAGAGAAAGAGAGCCGCAAATATGCTTGATATCACTTTTAGTCCTCTGAAAAAGAGGGGCATCAACGAGGAGACCTGTAAACTTTGGGGTTACGGTCTTGCTGAGTACAACGGACAGACGGTTCATGTTGCTCAGTACTTCCGTGACGGAGAGGTGGTGGCACAGAAGCTCCGCTTTCCCTCAAAGGACTTCACGATCTTGGGAGACATAAAGGACGTCCCGCTGTACGGAAGCCAGTTATGGCGTGACGGGGGCAAGATGGTGACTGTGACGGAGGGAGAGATTGATGCTCTTACCGTCAGTCAACTCTTTCAGAACAAGTGGCCCGTTGTTTCGATTCCTACGGGGGCGGCAGGAGCGGTCAAAGCCTTTCAGAAGAATCTTGAGTGGCTGGAAAAGTTTGAAACGGTGGTCATCTACTTTGATGATGATGACGTAGGTCGCAAGGCTGCCCGTGAATGCGCCCTATTGTTGACCCCAGGCAAGGCAAAGTTGGCGCGGGTGTCAGGATTCAAAGATGCGAATGAGGCTTACACAGAGGGGCAAGGAGCCAAGGTCATCGACGCCGTGTATGGAGCAAAGGCTTACAGACCTGATGGTGTTGTGCTTGGTGCTGACCTGTGGGACGTCGTTACTGCTGAAGATCATACTGAGTCGGTGTCGTATCCGTGGGAGGCGCTGAACTCCAAACTATTGGGTATCCGCAAGGGTGAGTTGACGGTGATGACATCTGGCACCGGAATCGGGAAGTCATCTGTGGTGCGTGAGTTGGTGTGCCACCTCATTCGCTCCGGCAAGAAAGTGGGTCTTCTGATGTTGGAAGAATCCGTGAAACGCACCGGACAGAACCTCATGGGAATCCACTTGAACTGTCCCCCTTACTGGTGGAAGGAGCGAGGCATCACAGAAGGTCAGAAGCGTGAAGCGTTTGATGCCACAGTCGGTCAAGCCGTCTTGTTCGATCACTTCGGCTCGGTAGACCCAGACAACCTGTTGGCGCGAGTGCGGTACATGACCAAGGCTTTGGGATGCGAGTACGTCTTCCTAGACCATCTCAGCATCGTGGTGTCGGGCTTGGGTGACGGAGACGAACGCCGGCTCATCGACAACGTGATGACCTCACTTCGTTCTTTGGTAGAAGAGACACAGATCGCCCTATTTGTGGTTTCCCATCTTCGACGTCCTGCGGGTGATCAGGGGCATGAGCAGGGCGCACAGACCTCCCTTGCACAACTCAGAGGCTCTCACTCAATCGCTCAACTCGCAGATGCCGTGATTGGGTTTGAGCGAGATCAACAGGACGAGACAAACTCAAATCTTTTAACCCTTAGGGTGTTGAAGAACCGATACACGGGAGAGACGGGTTTAGCGGGGGGCTTGCGTTGGTTCAGAGAATCAGGTAGGTTGGTTGAGGCTGAGTCTCTTCCTGTGAACGAGGATTTGGAGTAACCATGAAAGAACCGCACGGACACGAACTGAAAGCCGACATTATGGTCACCACTAGGTGCGAGTCGTACAAGAAGCACCATGAGTTGATCTTCTCATATTGGTCTGATGGACATGAGTTGATCGTCAAGATTTCACACACAGACAAGGAAACTGGACAGACCACTTCTCTTGCAGTTGAGGTAGAACTTGCAGCGCTTGAAGCCGCAGTTACTGCCCTGAGACAGTTACACCCCGAAACCCCTAAGGAAACACCATGAAAATCGGCTCCCTCTTCGCCGGCATCGGCGGTTTTGACCTAGGGTTTACTCGCGCTGGCGCCGAAGTTTCTTGGTGCGTTGAGTTTGATAAGAAAGCTCAAGAGGTTCTCCGCGCTCGTTTCCCTACGGCAAAGGTCTACGGGGACATCCGCGAGGTGGACGCTTCTCAACTAGAGAAGGTCGATGTGATCTGCGGCGGGTTTCCCTGCCAGGACGTCTCTGTAGCCGGTAAACGAGCAGGTCTCTCAGGAGACAGAACAGGTTTATTCCATGATGCAATACGAATTGTTCGCGCCGTCAAACCTTCCGTCCTCATACTCGAAAATGTCCCAGGACTGCTCTCAAGCAATCACGGACGCGACTTTGCAACCGTCATCCGTGAAGTGGGGGAAGGCTGGGATTGTTCGGAAGTTTCGTGGAGAGTTCTTGACAGTCAGCACTACGGAGTGGCCCAACGGCGGCGTCGTGTGTTCATTGTCGCAAGTGTTAGAGTCGGTGACGCCGAACAAATACTTGCTCTCTCCGAAAGCGTGTGCGGGGATCCTTCGACGCGCAGAAAGACGGGGCAAGACTCTGCCTCCGATACTCAAGGAAGCCCTACAGCGCAGGGGCAATGGTGGGACGGACGAGATACAGCCTCTAGCCTGACCACACGATGTCATGATCAATATATGCCTGACAAGGGCAACTTCTCGTCGGTGTTAGTGCCGTACCGCAAGTCACGCCGCGCACAGAGCAATATCGATTGTGAGACATGGGTAGACGATGGTCTCGCCAACACCTTGAACGGTTTTGATACAGGTGACACTAGAACCACTCACGCAGTCTGTGCGATTCAAGGCAATCTCATAGGGAGAGTTGAGGGAGGCCCGCAAGGCGTAGGAGTTTCCGTGAACTCTCCCATGTACACGTTGACCTCAACAGATATACACGCGGTTGCTCTCCCAGCTGAAATGATCGTCAGACGTCTGACTCCGGTTGAGTGTGAGCGTCTACAGGGCTTCCCCGATGGTTGGACTGATGTTGGAACTCCGTTAAAGCCTACGGGCGACTCAAGCCGATACAAGCAACTTGGAAACGCAGTCACCGTCAATGTTGCGGAGTGGCTTGCAAGACGAACAAAAAGAGTACTTGGAAAATGAGCGCTGCCTACAATGAAGACAGACAAAGACGATCCTAGAGAACATCCCTTACCCTGGTCTCTTGTGGCTAAGGTGTGGAATGAGCGGGAAGGAGACAACTTGAAGCCCCACAACGTGAAAGAGATTGGGGTACAAGCCTTACGCAAGTTGAGAGAACGTTTAGTAGAGAGTGGACGAACCTTAGAGGACTTGCTACACAAATGAAGCTTTTCATTGACATTGAAACAAACCCCCTTGAGGACTGGCTTAACCTTTCTGATTTAACGACCCTACATTGTGTCGCAGTCAGCAAGGACGGAGAGCCTCCCTTCTTGGTTGAGCCTAAAGAGTTGAAGGCTCTCCTGAAGAAGACGGATGAGTTGATCGGGCATAACATCCAGTCGTTTGATGTTCCGGCGCTTGAGAAACTCTTAAAAATTAAGATCACCTGTAAGGTCACCGACACCCTTCTGTTGGCGAGGTTGAAGTGGCCCGATCTTCGCAACGATGACTTTCATGTCTTCACTACGCCTGAAACCAAACCGTACATCGGGTCACACGGGCTGAAGGCATACGGTTACCGCTTCGGTATGCACAAGGGTGATGCTCCGGACTTCACGACCTTTACGCCTGAGATGGGTGAGTACTGCCTACAGGACGTCCGCGTTACCTTGATGCTCTGGCAGAAGTTAGGCGTCACCTTTTTGTCTCAGACCTCTAGAGATCTAGAGCACAACTTTGCAGCCATTATTCGTCTTCAAGAGCGCATTGGGTTTCCCCTCAACGTGGAAGCAGCCCAAAGTCTTCATGCCACCCTGTTGAAGCAGAAACTTGAGATTGAGACGCAGATGCGAGTGGTCTTCCCTGACAAGCATATTGAGCGTGTCTCCGTTAAGACGGGGAAGCCGATCAAGGCTCAGATTGAGGAGTTCAACCCTGGATCTAGGCTTCAGATTGCTAGCCGGCTAACGGAGAAGTACGGCTGGGTTCCCTCAGAGTTGACGCCTGACGGACGCCCGCGAGTAGATGAGTCTGTTCTTGCTTCACTTGATTATCCCGAAGCAAAGTTCTTGGCTACATACTTGCTGTGTACCAAGCGGTTGGGAATGCTTGCTGATGGTGATGGCGCGTGGTTGAAGTTGCAACGCAACGGGAGGCTTCACGGGAGGGTCAACACCAACGGGGCAGTCACTGGGCGTTGCACCCATAGCGGGCCAAACATGGCTCAAGTGCCTACAGATCCTGCTTATAGAGCGCTGTTCGTGCCAGACAAGGGAAGCGTTCTTGTGGGCGTTGACGCCTCTGGGTTGGAGCTCAGATGCTTGGCTCACTTCTTAGGGAAGTACGATGGTGGCGCGTATGCCCGAAAGGTGATCGCTAGTGATATTCACTGGGAGAACGCTAAGTCATTTTCGTTGGTAGGCAACACCACTCAAGACAAAGCGAACCCTGCCCACAAGAGTTCACGCAATCAAGCCAAGGGGGGCATCTACGCTCTCATCTACGGAGCCGCAGACGCAAAGTTGGGTTTAGTGCTCGGGGGTAACGCGAAGTTAGGAAAGCGCTCTAGAAGCAGTTTCATGGCGTCTGTCCCAGCCTTCGCTTCTCTGAAGAACGACATTGAAGTCATCGTGGCTGCCAAGAATCGATTGGTAGGGATCGATGGGCGCGTGCTTCCCATAAGATCGGGTCATGCCGCGCTCAACACCTTGCTACAATCCGCGGGAGCAGTCGTGATGAAGATGGCGGCTGTCTTAGCACACAAGCATTTCAAGGATAACAAACTTGAGGTGAAGCAGGTTGCTTCTGTTCACGACGAATATCAGTTCATGTGCCATCACTCAATCGCTCAACGTGTAGGTGGACTTGGTACGCAAGCCATCCGTGAAGCGGGAGAATTCTTTAAGTTTCGATGCCCCCTTGACGGAGAATTCCGTGTCGGGGCAAACTGGGCGGAGACACACTAATGCCAGACACACCCGAACGTCCCCTTGAACTTGTAAGCACTTCAGATATGTTGGATGAATTGAAGAGCCGCTTTGACTCTCTCGCATTCATCGGCTACCGCAACTCTACCCACACCAAGGCAGATTATGTCTGTGCGCTCAAGGCAGATCTGCATGAAGTCTACGGCTTCGCCGCCATGCTCAAATCGTTTGCGGAGGACACCCCAGATGCCGATTAAGTTACCCAAAAAGTTTGATCAGATCCTTGTAGACGGAGACATCTTGGTCTACAGTCTGTGCTCGTCCTGCGAGTACTCAGCTCGGTTCGATGATGATCTTGACGTCGTCTTCTGCAACCGCAATGAGGTGCTAGCAGTTGCTAACGGAATCCTTGAGAAGTACAGGAAGATGGCTAAGGGGAAGATCTCGCTGTACTTTACTGGCTCAGAGAACTTCCGCAAGGATGTGTACCCTGAGTACAAGGCACACCGCAAGAAGGTGCGTAAGCCCTGCGGATACAAAGCCCTGAAGGAGATGCTGTCTTCTGCGTTTAAGACGCATGATGAACACCGGCTTGAGGCTGACGATCTCATTGGGATTGCACAGACTGAGGCTATTGCCAAAGGACAGACTCCCTTGATCATCTCCATTGACAAGGACTTTGGGACGATTCCAGGCTGGCGCTACAACCCCGAAAAAGACGGCTTTGAGCATTCTACCCCCGAAGAAGCTGACTACTTCTGGCTTAAGCAGACGCTTACGGGAGACCGCACAGACGGGTATCCAGGACTTGACGGGGTTGGCCCCGTAGGAGCCGATGTTCTGCTCAAGAAGAACGGGGCTCTATGGTCAACCGTTGAGGCGGCGTTTATCAACAGCGGATTCTCCGCAGAATATGCGGTTATTCAGGCTCAACTTGCTCGTATTCTCCGCACTGGCGAGTACGATTTCAACACTAAGGAGGTCAAGCTATGGCAACCAGAGAAGAATTGATGGTCACTCATGAAGGTCTGTGTGCGTCTGCAAGAGCCCTGTCCCTACGGAAGAATCACGATTACTCGGGGGGCAAAGACACAACAAATGCGTTCCTGAACTTCTTAAAGTGCGAGGAACTTAACCTGTGTAGGGCAGAAACCGGAATACTTATTCGCATGAGTGACAAGCTTTCACGGCTGAAGACCCTTGCGGACAGCAATTTGAAGTATGAGGTGGCTGATGAGAAGGTTTTGGACACGATTTTGGACTTGATTAACTACTCCGTGATCTTTTATGCCATGCATAAGGAGCGCCAAGAGGTAGAAGCCTCAGGAGGGAGCCGAAGTGGCGCTGATTGAGTCTAAGGACGCAGAATTCCCAGCCGTACCTAACGCTCTTCTTGAAGCCCTAGAGGCGCATATTCCTGAGCGTTGTGCGGAACTCAATATGCATGAGCGGGAAATCTTTTTCTACGCAGGACAGCGTTCAGTCGTGCGATTGCTCAGACAAGTCTTCAACGAACAAAACGAGGTATCCTAATGTGCATTGGTGGCGGCTCAAAATCTTACACTTCACAGGTTGCTCCCGTCACACTTCCTTCTTACCCAACCATGACTGCTCCTACGGTTTTGCAGGCAACACCCGCGTCTGCCAGACCTAATGATCAGACCACTTACAAGAAGAAGGGAAAGCGGGCGTTGATGATTCCACAGAGTTCTGGTGTCAACGTCCCAGGAACCTAAGATGCAAACTGCCAAGAGCCTGTACTCTGAGTTAGAGAGCACCCGATTTGCGTATTTACAACGGGCTAGAGAGTGCGCCCGCTTAACGCTGCCTCACTTGATGACAGATGAGGGAGATCACTCCGCACAACGCTTCTCTACTCCGTATCAATCCATTGGGGCTAGAGGTGTCAACAACCTTGCTTCAGCCCTCCTGTTGTCTCTACTCCCCCCGAATGCACCTTTCTTTAGGTTTATCCTTGATTCCAAGGCTCAAACCAAGTTATCGGCTCTTTCGCCCACCGCTAAGGGGGAAGTAGAGACAAGTCTGTCTGAGTTGGAGCGTCGAATCCAAAAGGACATTGAGTCTCAGGGCATCCGCAGTTCGCTGTTTGAAGCACTCAAGCAACTCATCGTGTGTGGCTCCGTGGTGATTTACTTCCCCGACGATGGCCCGATGCGTACGATTAAGTTGGATCGGTTTGTGGTCAAGCGTGACCCTATGGGCAACGCTAAGAAGATCATCATCAAGGAGACCGTGGCTCCGGCTATGCTTCCTGAAGAGATCCAGCCCTTCGTTAAATCGGCTATGGCAGAGCATGAGAACGCTGTGGACATCTACACTTGCTGCCACCGAATGAGTGATGGTAAGGTTGAGGTCTACCAAGAGGTAGAGGGAGAGATCATCCCAGAGTCCTACGGAACCTACTCGGTCGAATCAAGTCCCTTCTTAGCTCTCCGTATGAATCGCGTGGACGGAGAAGACTACGGAAGGTCTTATGTCGAGCAGTATTACGGGGATCTAAACTCCCTCGAAAGCCTTGCAAAGAGCATTGTCGAGGCTGCCGCTGCTTGCTCTAAGGTCTTGTTCTTGGTCAACCCTACGGGGACAACTAGGGCAAAGACTTTGGCTCAGAGTCCTAACGGAGCGATTCGTGAGGGCATTGCGTCAGACGTGACTGTCCTACAGGCGAACAAGGGACAAGACCTTCAGGTGGCTATGCAGACTGTTGCGGCCATCTCAGAGCGCTTGAGTTACGCCTTCTTGTTGACTGAGGCTACCATTCGTAACGCAGAGCGGGTTACCGCTGAAGAAGTTCGGTTAGTGACTCAGAGCATTGAGCGGCAGTTGGGCGGCATCTATTCCATTCTTAGCCAAGAGTTTCAACTTCCTCTTGTTGAGCGGGTGATTTACCGGCTTACCAAGAGCAAGCGGATGCCAAAGCTTCCCAAAGACTTCGTAACACCTACGATTGTCACAGGTGTAGATGCTCTCGGACGGGGTAATGACCTCAACAGGCTCGACGTATATCTTCAGGGAATTGGTCAGATTCTTGGCCCCCAAGCAATTCAGCAGTATATTGATGTTCGGGAGTACCTGACCCGCCGTGCCGCCGCATTGGGCATTGACGTCCAAGGGCTCGTTAAGAGCGCGGAACAACTTCAGGCAGAACAACAGCAAGCAGCACAACAGCAGATGATGAAGCAACACGGCAACACAGCTATGCAAGAAGGTAGCAGCCTGATGCAAGCAAGTATGCAACAGCAACAGCAACCCCAATGAGCACACAAGTTTCAATTATCCCCGACGTCAAGCCTGACTTAGCAATGGAAGCCGCTCAGGCAGTTGTCCCCAACACAGATGTTGCCACAGATGCACAAGAGAATGTGGGCGACGATAGTAGACCCGCTTGGCTGCCTGAGAAGTTCAAGGCTCCTGAAGACCTTGCCAAGGCTTACGCAGAACTAGAGAAGAAATTCTCTCAGCCTGACAAGCCTAAGCAAATTGCCAAGGCAGAACCTACTAAGGCTGGGGTAGACTTCGCGGCGTACTCAACTGAGTACACTTCAACAGGTGACCTGAGTCCTGAAAGCGTTCAGAGTTTGGTTGATTCAGGAATTCCTGAGCCTGTAGTCCGCAACTACCTTGACGGCGTTCGCGCTCTCGGGGAAATGCAGACTGCTCAAATCCATTCGCTAGCGGGGGGCGAGGCTCAATACGCGACATTGCTTGAGTGGGCGTCAGAGTCTTTGGATGACGCTGAGATTGCCGCCTTCAACGACACTATGGAGGGTGGGAACACTGGCGCCATGCATATGGCTGTGAAGGGACTTGCTGCCCGTCAGGCTCAGGTTCAGGGCAGACCATCTAAGTTGGTGCAGGGAGAAACCACTGGGCCGTCCGGCGGCATCTTCCGTAGCGTCCATGAGT